GCGGCACCACCAACGCCCTTGGCGAGACAGTGCTGGCGTGGGCCAACTCGACGGCCGTGTGGGCCAGCGTCGAAGGCGTTGGTGCCCGCGAAGCCCTCGCAGCCGGCCAGCAAGACACGACTATCACGCACCGCGTGCGGCTGCGGCACCTGCCTGGCCTGACGCAGCAGATGCGGTTCTCGTGGCGCTCTCGCACGCTGAACATCGTCAGCCTCCTCGAGTACGGCAACCGCTCCGAGCACGTCGCCATCTGCGAAGAGGTGACGTGATGGCCGGCGGCATGGATGTCAAAGTCGAGTTTCCTGAGCTCAAGCAGCTGCAGCAGGCGTTTCGGCAGTTCCGCCCGAGCCTTGCCCGGAAGCACATGGGAGCCGCCATTCGCCGCAGCCTGCAGCCAGGGCTCAAGGCCCTGCGTGGCAACGTCACGAAGGGGCCGACAGGCAACCTTGCCCGTGCAATCACCAGCAAGGTCAAGACCTACGCCAGCGGCAACGCCGTGGGCCTGGTGGGCTTCACCGCCGCCGGCAGCGGGAAGAACAAATCATCAGGCGGCGGATCGGTGAAGAAGGGCAAGGATCGAGCGTTCCACGCTGGCTTTCTGGAGTTCGGCACCAAAGAGCGAACGATCAAGACATCCAGCCGCAGGGCCGGGGCCTCGATCGCATCGAGCTTCAAGACGTTCGGCCCGTTCAAAATCGCCAAGGTGGCCAAGCGTGGAAAGTTTGCCGGCGTTGTCCGCGTCAACACGCAGCCCAAGTATCCAAAAGCGTTTTTTAAGAAGGCCCCGCGTGGCCAGCTGCTGAAGCTGCCGGCCATGCCGATTGGTGGCCGCAAAGGCCAGCCGCCGGTGCGGACGGCCTACCGCGAGTCACTGCCTGCGATGCGGCAGGAGCTGTCCGTGCAGATGACGCAATCACTCATCAACGCACAGAAGGACTTGGCCAAAAACTTCCCGCCGCGTCGCAATGACGTTGGCCCAACCCCGTTCTAGCCATGCCACTGAAATCACCAGAAGCTGTCCTTCGATCCGCACTGACGGCCAGCACTGCCGTCACGACGCTGATCGGCTCACGGATCTACCCGGTGCTGGCCCCGGCATCGGCTGCGTTGCCGCTCGTCACCTGGCGTCGCAGCGGCATCCAGCGAGAGCAGACACTGGGCGGCCCGATGGGGCTTCCGCGCGTCACGGTCGAATACAGCATCTACGGAACGACTTACGAAAACGCCCGTGAAATTGCGGACGCGATGCGTTCGGTTCTGGATGGATACGGGGGTGTCGAAGGTACAACACAAGTGAACCAGACGAGCCTCGAAAACGAGTCTGACGACTTCGTGACGCTCGCTGGGGCGGACCTTCCGCCGGTGTACCAGATCACACAGTCTTACGACGTTTGGTGGCAGGAGAGCTAAAGCATCATGGCCTATACGCCCCACGATTCGACCGGCACGACGTTCTCATTCGGCGGCACGAATTTCACGGTCACGAGCATCACGTACTCGATCACCGACCAGGCCGCAGCCGATCAGATCGACGTTTCGCACCTCGGCCAAACGACTGGCTCCACCGTGCTCACGCTGGCCCGTCCGCTCAAGGGCTCGGCCGGTGACACTGGCAAGGAAGTGTCGATCGAGTATCTGGCCTCGGCGGGCGAGCCGATCGCTCAGGGTGCCACCGGCACGCTGACCATTGCCGGCGGCGTCACGCTCAGCGTTACGGCCACCTGCAAGAGCTCAAGCGTTACGCTCACGGTCAACGATGCCGTGCGTGGCTCGGCGTCGTTCCAGGTGCCGTAACCGCCACGGGAGGCCCCAGTGGCGAGCTACAGCACAGGCGTCACCGTTACCTGGGGCGGCGTGCACTTCCAGGAGATCGTCGATCTCCAGTGGCAGTATGCCGGCGGCCCGTCGAAAGGGCGCGGCGTCATCTGGACCGACGAAGCCGGCAGCCTCACGGTCACGTGCCTCGGCGGCAACAACACCAGCACGTCTGAGTACGGCCTGCGCAAGCAGCTTGTGGTGGCCGGCGGCGGCCAAGCCTTGACGAACTACGCAGTATGGGAGTCGCTGAGCGTGGCGAACGAGCTGAACGGCGTGACCCGTTACACCGTCACGTTCAAACTTCTAGACGGGTGACACATGGGCCTCAAAGAACAGATCAAAGCTGCGAGCCACCGCAAGCCGCTCAAGGTGCACGTCAAAGAGTGGAACATCGACGTGTACGTGCGTGTGCTCAGCGTTGGCGAGCGAGACCAGTGGGAACTTTCGTGGATCGACGTTCGCAACAAAGGCATGGCGTCGTTCCCCAACTTCCGAGCGTTCTATCTGGCCCGCACCCTCTGCGACGAGCACGGCGTTCGGATCTGGCAAGACAACGAGCTGGATGACATCGCCGCACTTGACGGCGCGGTGATGGGCGAGCTCTTCGACGTGGCACAGAAGCACAACAAACTCACGGAGGCGGACGTAGTCGAACTAGCCGGCGAGCTTTAACGCCAGGCCATCGCGCCGCTTTTTGTTCATGCTGGCCGGGCATCTCAAGATGACGGTCGGCGAGCTCGAGCAGCGAATGGACAGCGTAGAGCTGAGCGAGTGGCTGGCCTTCGCCAGGTACTACCAGCCGCTCGACAACTCATGGGCACAGGCCGGGCTGTTGGCGAGCGCGGTGCTGGCCCCGCACGCCAGACGTGGCCAATGCCCCTCGCCAAACGATTTCATCCCGCTGGAAAAACCACCGCAGCACAAAACGCAATTACTCGACGTGCTTGAACAGATGAAGCGCGACCTGGACGGCAAATGACATGAGCACCGCACTTGGCTTGGCAATGCAGATCACGGCGAACACTGCCCAGCTGGCGCAGGCCGTGGCCGATGTAAATGCCAAACTCGACACTCTGGGCGAGGCCGGCCGCAAAGCCTCTGGCGATCTCTCTACGCTCAAGAACATCGAGATTGGCAAGCTGGCGTTGGGCGGGATTAAGGCCGCCACCAGTGCCTTCCTCAGCCTGAGCAGTGCCGTGACCGGGGCCGTGACCGGGGTCACGTCTTTCGCACTCAGCGTTGGCGAGGAACTCGACGCGCTGAACGACGTGGCCAACCGCACGGGCGTTGGCGTCGAGGCGTTGCAGGCGTACGCCAGGGCGGCCGCCGACACAGGCATTGGCGTCGAATCTTTTGCCAAGCAGATCCAAAAGCTGACCATCAACATCGGTGCGGCCACGCTCGACGAGAAGGCTCAAAAGAAGTTTGAGGCGCTCGGGATTGTATTTGAGGAACTGAAGGCCTCAACGCCTGAGCAGCAGTTTGAGCAAGTTGTGGATGCGATTTCCCGCATTGCCGATCCAGCAGAGCGTGCCGCCACGGCCGTGAAGTTTTTCGGCAAGGGCGGCATTGAGCTCGGCGAGCTGTTCACGCTGGGGCCTGGTGCATTGACCACGATGCGAGAAGAGGCCATTGCCTTGGGCCAGGTGGTGGACGCCGACGCCGTAAAGGCGATCGACAATATGAACGACTCATTCGCCGCCGTGTGGGCGACGGTGAAGGGGCTTACAGGCTCAATCCTTGGCGAGCTTGCCGGCCCGATCAGCCAGATTGCACAGGACTTGCTCGGCGTGATCCGCCAGGCCGGGCCACAGCAGATCGCCCAGCAGGTGGCCCAAGGGCTGCTGGATTTCATCAAGCTGGCAGGCAATTCGTTCTTCAAGCTGGCAGAGTTTATCGAAGCGTTCATCAAGAAGTTCGCCCCGATCCTCGGGCTCGACATCCGCAGCGAGGCGGAGAAGGAACTGGAGTCGCTTCGCAACAAGGAAGCGGGCACCACTCGCACAGTCAGCATCGGCGGCCGGCCAGTTCTGCAATTCACACCCGGATCACTGACACCCGAAGAGAAAACACGGCTGCAGGAATTGCAGACTCAGGTGGCGGCCGAGGCATCCGGCAGCGTGCTGCGTCAGTTCCAGGCCAACTTCAATAAGGCGATCGACACCGCCAGCGCCTCTCTGCAGCAGAAGATCGACCAGCAGGCACAGGACGGCGGAGCCGACCCCAACAGCGAGAAGCAGACGCAGCTGCTCGAGCAGATCAACCGCAATGGCCAGATCGGCACCGTGGAGATCTTGAACTAGCCATGGCTGTTATCGCGTTCCGCGAAGTTCTTCCGCGTACTTTCTCGCACCGCTTCGGCGAAAGCCCAACGGCGGAGCGTCGATTCGTCGTGACTGTCGATGCACCCGAGTCGCACCAGACGCTCCTGAACGCTGTCGGCATTTTCCACGGCGCGCAGCATCCCGAGTTTTCGTACCTGCGTTGCACCGAAGGCAGCATCAACGAAACGGACCGGCAGCACGCGGAGATCACG